ATCAACATTCTTGCTGAACATACCACCGGTATATCCAGGGACATTTTCTAGGATTTCTTGCATTCCTACTTTCCATTTTGATGAATCACTAAAATTTTGAATTTGTATCTTTAGACGGTTTTTAGTTTCTTCATCTCCAAGCAACGAACTGTTCTTCTTAGATGATTCCATAATAGTCATAAAGTTCTCGCGACTAATGACAAAATCAAAGATGGCTAATTGGGATACATCATCACCCTCTGAATTTTTACGTCCGATTAAGTATTTGATTTCAGGCTCACCGGAACCGCCTCGTAAAAACAGATAATCAACAAGGTTGGTGAAACTCCCATGGATACCTGTGTTTGGACTCAGCAATTTAAGACTTACATTTTCGTTATCGCCAGTGACAAAGTCTTCAATGGGCAGTGTACCACCGACGCGGTCTGCCTGCTGCGAGCCGCCGGTAAGTGCCGCCATAAATCCTTCGAACACAAACCCGGCAGATGACTCACTATAGTCATTTAGACAGGCTTGGAGGGCTTCAATAATCATCATCATATTAAGGATGGAATTAAATCTCTGACCGCGCCCTTTTCTTTCTGCTGTCTTTGGATCAACAAAACTGTTAACGTGCTGGATTCTTTCTTTGATACCACCTTTTCTGGTAATGGATGCAAAGATTCTGTCAATGTCTTTTCTTGATTGGCTGTCGGGATTCCCCCATGCTTCGTTAGGATTGAGCTTGGGAATAGGAATAGACATACTAAATCTCTCTCCCTCTTCAAGCGTTTCACCCTCGTTAAGCATCGTAGCTCCATGGAGCACTTTGCTAACCTCTTCAATCATCTGTTCTAATTCAGTGAGCTGTGAGATCGTTTCGTCTTTCTCTCTCACTTCAATAAACATATCTTTAATATAATCAGACACCTACAATCTCCTTAAATAATTATGTCCGCGATTCCCAATTCGACCGCTTCTTCTGCTGACAAGTATACATTAACCTTGCGCTCAAGAAGTTTCTTAAGATCTTTCTTGCTCATGCTGGTTTCATTGACCAGGGCGTCAATGTAGTCTTTTTGAATCTGCTGCATCGCTTCCATTTCATTCGCCAAGTTTGGAAGAGAGCCATGACTACCACCAATGACAGAGTGAATCATCACTCGACAATACTTTCCAATTTTGCGCTTGCCTTTCGTACCAGCAGCCAAAATCAATACGCCGGCTGACATGACCTTACCCATTCCAATCGTGTGGACCTCGGTGTTCGTACGCACCTGACGCATGACATCGTAAAGCGCAAACATATCATCAGCAGAGCCACCATAAGTACAAATGTAAAACTCTACAGGTTTGTTCTGTTTTCTGACCTTGTTCAGTTCATCCAAATATAATAAAGCGTGAACTAGTTCGGCGACTTTCTCATCAGAGACATCGCTAAACAACCCCATAAGCCTTAAGTCGGGCTCTTTAGACGGCGCTCCAAGTAATTGGCTGACCAACTCTTCTTGTTCTTCTAGCGACAGAGTCACTGGCGCTTGTTTTCTTTGCTTTGGTCGTTCGATAAAGAATCAACCAGTTTTTTTATTTTATCAATCACGGTTATGCTTCCAAAAGTTAAATGCTTCTTCCTTCCTTTCTTCGAGAAAGTTTGATGAAGATTCCCAGTCATCAAACACTATGCTATCTCTGTAAAATTTAGGGTGCATATTAATTAGATAATTTATTGAATTATTCTTTAAAATTGATATTTGCTCGCTAATGTTTTGTTGTATCAGACGACTCTCATCGGAGTCCGCTTCGCTTACAAGCTCCATTGTTGTATCCAAACTCTCCAATGCTTTTTGTACGCAAGATAAATAAATTATTTGCGAATACCTGATCAGGGATAGGCTGATGCGGCTGGCTCTAAAGAAGTAGAATGTCCTACAGGTCATATGCCCAAATACAAAAACCAGCAAGTAAAGCCACCAAGGATCCATTGTTTCTCCAAAAAAAATAACCACGCTGGGTGGTTATTTAATTATAATATAGATTATGTGGTTTGTCAACTACTTGGAGGTGATTCTGTTTAAAATCTTCTCGGCAAGTTCTTCAACCATGTTCTCTTTTTGGTTCTTCTCTTGAAGTCGAGCAGCTACGCGGCGTGCAACCTCGTTGACGATAGCATCTTCATCCAAGGACTCTTCCTCATCATCAGCTTCCATCATTGGCTCCTCGTCATCACCACCCATGTCCATGGCTGCATCACCCATATCATCGGCGGCGTCTTCCATATCGTCGGCAGCGTCTTCGTCGTCCATATCGACCTCGACCTCGTCACCAAGGACATCCTCAAGTGCACGCTCAAGTGCGCCCATGAAGTCCTCAATTGCGACCATCTTGCCGGCGGCGGGGGCATCGCCCATGTCCATAGCATCATCAGCCATGTCATCAGCAGCATCTTCCATATCATCTGCGGCATCGCCCAGATCCATGGCGTCCATCTCGTCGTCTTCTTCTCTCATGTCACGCATTCCGGGAGGATCTTCGTCCTCATCATCACGCATGCCGGGTGGCTCATCACGCATACCGGGGCGCATTCCACCCTCTTCCATTTCTTCTTCATCGCGCTTGGCGTGGTACATTTCTACGACCTTGGCATCACCTACTGGGCCAATGTTTGCAAGTTTAAGAAACTGACGTACTTCAGCTTCAGTAAGTAAAGTTTTACGGGACATTTAAATTTCTCTCCTTAATTAATGAAATTAAATTCTAGTATAAATAGTATTGTTTTTATCATTAGCCCATATCTTTAAAAGAAAAAAGTTCTGAGTTTTTGATTTTCTTGAGCGCGCCGGATTCTATTTGTTTAACGCGGGCAAACGAAATCTTTAGTCTATCGCCTATTTCTCTTAAAGTCATACGACCATTTTTATGAATTGATATTAGACTACAGTTATATTCATCTCTGTAATCAATAAAGTATTTGCAGTCTAGTTTTGCGCACCTCTTCTGAGACCTGAGACACTCGCGACTGCATTGTAGTAAGCCATCACCTCTCATAAGTTTGGGTGTTCCTCCGAAATGAGATCAAAGATATCTTCTACCTGGTCCTCCGACAAGCCTAGATTGTGTACTAAGGCTTTACCGGCAGTTCTAGCTTTGATGTTTCTTTGTTTCTTTTCTTTTGATAAGTCACCGCTCTCAACCACATAGCTTCTGATTCTTTCATCATCAGATAGATACCCAGAGATAAGCGAACGAAAAAACTTAGCTTGTGTCATTCCGTCGTTCTTTAGCTTGAGTGATAGCTGGGCGTGCCTGTGATCTGTATCGGTAAAGATTATTCTTTTGTTATTTTTTCCATAGTTGTTATCTTGGGACATTTTCACCAAGCCCTATTAAGAATATGTGTTCTGCTCTCTCCCAAGCCAGCGCTGGTCTGCATCACGAACTCAGAACTAGCGTGTAGCTCAGGAATACTGCGTGCGCCACTATACGATAAGCCTGACCGAAGACCTCTCTCTAGACTCTTAAGAATCTTGGTGACAGAGCCCCGGTATGGTACACGTGCAGAAACTCCTTCGTGAGAAGAATACTTGCCACGCCAGCTAATTTGTGCTTCCTTACTTGCCATCCCTCGATAAGTCTTCCATCGAGTGCCATCAGCTTCTTCAAAGACATTACCCGGTGTTTCATCTGTGCCGGACAATATTGAACCACACATGATACAATCTGCACCAGCGGCGAGGGCTTTTACCATATCGCCGGAGTTTCTTATACCACCATCAGCGATAATCGTAACATCGCGATCGGTCTCCGCACAATCTAAGACTGTCTGTAGACCAGCAACCCCGTGTCCGGTTTCGATCCTTGTTGAACAGATAGAGCCGCCGCCAATGTTACAGCGCACGGAATCAGCACCCCAATCAGCAAGGTCATTAATACCCTCAAGAGTGGCGATATTGCCAGCCATGATATGTAACTCATTACCAAAAGCACTTCTTAGTCTGTGGAGCGCATCCTTCGTTAGGATATGATGCCCGTGAGCAACATCAACACACAGAAAATCAACACCCAAGGCATTCATGACAGCGGCTCGATTGAGGTAATCGCCGGTAACACCAATGGCAGCCCCCACAATAATGTCAGTGTTGTGATCATCCATGGCAATATTCTTAGCCAAACTAATGATGTCAGCTTGTTCTTGGATAGTATTGTATCTGTGTACAATGGCAGCACCACCGTAGACACCGACCGAGACCGCCATGGCGGCTTCAGAGATAGTGTCCATGGGAGAAGCCAAAATTGGAACCTTTAACAAAAGACCGTTACCTAAATCAACTTCCGTTGATACTTCAGATCGCGATCGAATGTCGGAATATTGTGGTACCAGCAATACGTCGTCGTATGATAATGATTTTTTCATAATGCCACCCTGTTTAAAAAATTGCAAATGTCACTGACCCGATACCAAGTTTTATCATTTGGATCCTCTGGTTCAGGAAGTAAGTGTAGCTTTGGTCGTCTATCTGAGATGTGTGTATTCACAACAAAAATAGTCGGCACACCCTTAAATCTTAGCTTGTCTTCCAACTCAGGATAGTCGTCGATATTGTATGCAAAGAAGTGCATGTCTTTATATTCTTCTTTATTTGAGACATCTACAAAATAGTCCTTTAGATTGTGACAAAGGTGACAATTGTTAGAGTAAAACTTTAACACAAATGTGGAATTTTCTTTAATGTCGCCGCGCAATACATTATCAAGTGCATCACGCGAAATTCTAGTTACTGCCATTTAATACCTCCTTGGCGGTGTCCATACAGTCAGGGCAAAATAGTCTTACTACATCTTGCTTGACTACTACTGACCATGATTCTACCATTTCTTTATTCTTCTTGTCAAACTCTTTTTGACATATTCCGCATAGTTCCGGCATCTTTCCGAATTGTGCTACTTGGCTAGCCATCTTCTCTGAGGCTTCTGCACCAACTTGCTTCTTAACGGCTCTTCGTTGTTTCCGGTTCATCGGTTCATGGCTCCAAAGATTTGTCTTTGGTTTGAGCCATCGAAGACCACCACCGCAGACGGGAATGGTGCAGAGTTAGCGCTGTCGCCGAACTTAAGTCGCCCCTTGACAAAGTGGATCTCGTCAGCCTTCATGACATATTGGTGCCAATACTTTGTGTCAGTTCTCGCCGGGATCAACATCACCACTCGGGTGTTTTCGTTGCGAGATTCCTCGTAAGCCTTCTTAATCCACTTCTCGATGCCACGACCATACGGAGGGTTAATAAAGCTCGTATGCCCTGACCAACTATGTGATAGTCCGTCGTCTGCTTCGGTAAAGAACTTAGTGCACTTTGCGTTATCTGCGTCAGCGCAAGGGTCCAAGTCAAATGGACCGAAGCGCCAATTCAGCTTATTAAAGAAATCTTGCGGTGTTGCCCACTGTCCCGTTTTGGACGAGAACATTACCACTTGTGTTTGCTTGTTCATTTAAAATCTCCTTTTCTTTTTCAATGATACGTTCGTTTGATATTTCACAATATTTTTCATTTTTCTCAATCATGATATAATTTCTGTTCAGATTCATGCAAGCCAGCGCCGTTGACGAGGTACCTGCAAAACAGTCGAGGACAATGTCGCCTTCGTCTGTGGTGTGTTTGATAATATTTTCTAATAGTGCCACTGGCTTCGGTGTCACATGACCACGCTTTTTGGAATCCAGATCGTAGTTCCAGACGCAATGATCAGTCTTCTGGTTGTGAAACTTTGGCACTATGTCGTCATACGTCAAGCCCAGGTGTTTGGTAATTGGCTTGATAGTTTCGCGGGTTACATAGTTCTTGCCGGTTTCAATGTTAGAATACCAGCCAGTCATGTTACCATTTTTGGAAAGTATCTCTCTGGATATTGTTGTTTGTTTGACACCGAGCCTTTCTCTGGCTTCTTTGAGCTTCCATGAATTATTGAATGTATAAAACATTATGTACTCACACATCTTATTAAATGATGTCAACCCTTCTTTAACAACGTAACCATCCAGAAAACCCTTCTTAGGAGAACCCTCAAAACGCTTGTTCCACACAATAAAGTTCTTTAGAACAAAAGAGGTGTTTTCGCTAATTTGACGGTCCAACTCAGCGGTCATACGAAAATCATTGTGAAAGAAAAAGAACGAACCGTTGTCCTTAAGAACTCTTTCGAGTTCTACAAAAACATCTGACATCCAGTTGAAGTAGTGATCTCCGTAAATGTTTTCTTTGTTGCCGCCGTATCCCTTGCGTACAATACCCAGCTTGTCCCACTCATCCTTACCAATATTGTAGGGAGGGTCAATACACACTAGGTTAACCGACTTTGCCGGCATCTTTTTTAGTTCAGCAATCGCATCACCGCAAACTACTTTATTAATTAATTCTTGCACTCATTTCTCCTTTCTCAATAGTATAACCTTGGTTCTCTAAGATGTCAATCATAGACTGGAAAGTTTCCTTTTCGGTCTTTTCACCTTGAATAATATTGCAGTCACGATGAATCCATTGTGTATTTCCCGCGACATGTGCCGTCTCTTGTTCGCCGTTAATGTATGGATGAATGTGTCCGAGTTGTGCGCTCTTTTCGTCACTAGAGCCGTGCTCTGTAATAAAGTGCTCGACAAGAACATGTTTCCCACAAATCCTACACCTTAGTCCGTGCGGGTGTTGAAGACGAGAAAGCTTCTGTAGGAAAGAAACCGTGTCTTGCCGTTCAATATCCCATTCGTCAGTCGATATCACTGGCAGGTCAGCTATAGCAAAAACTTGAATTGCCAATTGAATATTAATCATGAAGCAATCATATGGCGTAGATGCAAAGCGTTTTGGAATGCATACACCGTGTTCGCCTCTTGTGTTTGCCTCGTAGATCTGCTGCTTTGTGTATTGCACAGGGTAGCAGCGATCTGCACGGTTTTTAGCGGCACCCTTGTTCCCTGGGGTGCTGTATGAATCTAGTTGCAGTTTCGCACCAACCTTGGTGTTAAACTCTTTAACGATTCGTGACACCTCCGTGTGCGAGCATCGGCCAGTGTGTCCTTTTTTCTTGGTGCACATATGACCGTGCTTATTGCATGGTTTCCCGCAGAAAAAAGACTCAATAATTTTATTGTCCTGATTCACTGTTGTTATCCTGAATAATGTTTAGGTTATCAAGAATAGTGTCAATGTCAATCTTTCCAGTATGCAGCCGATATGCCTTAACAGCAGCACGAATCTCATCCGTGTTCAGCCATCCGTTTTCCTTAAACTCGGTACGCAACTCACGGCGTTGCTCCTTATATGGTTCCATCGCATCTTCGATTGCCTTCAAAGAGCGGATATATTCTTTTACGTATTGTTGCTTTTGCTTGTCAGTCATCAAAACCTCCTAGTGACTACTCTTAAAGTATAACACCATGGGAGAGAGGAGTCAAGCTTTAACTCTAAAAAGGTGCCAAATAAATTTTCTGACAACATCATCTTTTTGTTCGTCATTTTCACACTCGGCAAACTTATAATTGTATGTTGTTTTAACTTCTTGTAGAGCGCCCATGATAACATCTCTCTCTTTTTTGAACCACTTGATTTGCAAGGAGAAGTGTTCCGTAACGTATATGTTATATTTCTTAGCTATTTGAATTAGCTTGAAGTATTTCTTATTGTCCAGCGCGCTTTTAGCCTTGGAAAAGTCCCAGGACATCTGCTTTTTAAATTCATCGTTAGCTGTGAAGTTTTCTATTCTGTCTGGATGTAGCTGCATTGCCAGCTTTTTGAACATCTTGTGATAATATTCATGAAGCTCTTTAAACATACCAACTTCGTCTTGCGTTTCTTCAAAGAGCGGCGCTTCGTCTGGTGTATCTATTTTCACAATCTCAGTTGAGCCAGTGTATTCGCTAACCGGAGTTTCTTGCACTTCTTCTGGGTTTACGCCGTATAGATCCGCTATTCTATCTTTATTATCTTCATTCAGTTTGTTAAGGTCTATTTCGTTCCTAACACAAAACTCTCTGTAATACACTTCAAACTCGCCGGCTGCACCTTTTACAATGTCGTCAAGCAAGTCCATTTCTTCATACAGATATTCCAACTCATTCATGAGTCTGCGGTACTTGATTTTCTTGGTCTTAATCATGTACCATAAGTAGTTTTACTTAAAGGTCATTTTAACAGTAGCGTCAATTTTAAGGCTTGGTACACGCAAATGATTGGCTAATTTGTGCTTCTTGCACTCTTTTGCGTCCAAAAACCAGTCTGCGTGACCTTTGTCGTGCACAATATCAAGGAAATAATCCTCATCCTGTCCACAGTTCTCTGCCATCATATGGTATATCTTCTTGTTGAGTCGTTCAGTCTCTTCGGCAGATGCTTTTATTTCTTCCACCTTGCCGCGGTCCATTGAACTAACGTCGTGAATCATAACAGTTGCATCAGGATCCATGTATCTCTTGCCTTCTGCTCCAAAACTGAACAATATTGCACCACAGGACATTGCTTTACCTTGCACGATAGTTGCAACAGGAAGGGCGCTGTGTTTAATATCGGAGATCATAGACATCAGGCTATAGACTTGACCACCATAACTATCAATTATAATGGGAATAACCGTTTGACCGCTGTTGTGTGCTTTTCTCATTAATGCGGAAAAGCTTTTTGCGGATGCTTCATCAAACTTGTTTACCCTGATAATAACTGGCAAGTCATCGACGAGCTTTGGCTCTTTCAAGAGCGGACTAAATTTTTTAATTACTTTCATGTTTATCCTAATAGTTTAAATGTTTTGCCGACAGCGTATGTCGAAAAGCCCCAGTTCTCGTCATATTTAAGACGAGCCATATACGGGCGGTTGAGATGAATGACATCTCTGTGGGGCTTGATACCCCAGCATCGGATTCGTGTCAGTTCATTGTTCGAATCAATAACTTCAACAATCCAATAATCTTTGCCATTCTTGGTTTTCTTTGGAGTAATCTTGCGAGGGATGAACCAGCATACCTGTAGTTCTTCATCAAACTCAGAGATAGGTGGGATATACTTTTCTTGTAGCTTCTCCACTGTCTCAGTACTGATAACCAAGTTGATTGGGAAGACACCAGTGAGATCGGTTTTAAACTGAATCACCTCTTCCTCACTGAAGTCGCCTTCTGGTCTGAACAATTCAATGTTCTCGGAAAACTTCTTCAGGTTCTTTGGTCGCTCCACCACACAGGCAGACCAGAAGTGCTTACGACCTGAGAAGCGGTCATCAACAATATTGTCTAGTGCGCCGCCGCGACAGAGAGCGTCTAAGGCTTTCTTGTTTAGCTTAGAGTATGATACTTCCTCACGGAACAGTAGATCTTCTGCATTCATGAATGGGCGATTGTCTAGAATCTGTTCGATAGCTGACATGCCCAGACCTTTAATAGAGGTGAGGGGCTGGATGAGAGTCTTACCATCATCACTAATCTCCCACACAGTACCAGACTTGTTGACGTCAAGAGGGGCAATATCAAATCCAAACTTCTTTGCGATATTGATTGCTTTCTCTTTACGAGTCTCTGGTTCTTTATCCAAGAACGCAGCCATCCACTCTGCTGGATAATAGTTCCATAACCATGCACACTGATAAGAGATGATAGAGTATGATACGGCGTGTGATTTATTGAAACCGTAGCCGGAGAAGAACTCAAACTTATCCCAAAGGGATTGTGCTTCGTCTCTATTGATCTTCTTAGCTACACAGCCCTTAATGAATTTCTCGTGAAGCTTAGCCTTGTAGCTGTTCTTACCGGTTCCCTTCTTGGTCAACACCTTGCGGAGCATGTTACCCTCGTCGAGGGTCAAGCCGCCAAGCTTGTGAGCCAGTAGTGCAATCTGTTCCTGGAAAATCAGGAAACCAAAAGTCTCTTCGGTAATCTCTCGTGCCTCTTCGGACAGATACTTGATGTAGTGGGGACTTTCCTTAGCTTCCACATAGTCAGCATCAACACCAGCGGACAATGGACCGGGGCGGAAAATAGAGGTAATAGCGGACAAATCAATGATGTTGTTTGGCTTCACCTTAGTGCAGAACTGCTGGGCTCCGTGCTCTGTGAACTGGAAGATGCCCGCCCACTTACCGGGATGAAATACGTTGCGATATACTTCTTGATCATTTAGATCTAGAATGTCAGGATGCAAGTACTCTTCGTAGTAGTCTCGGATCTGTGCGAACGTAGGCTCTTCGACACCGTGATGGCGCTTGAGGATGTGATAGATTGCACCCTCCATCATCTTGAGTGTAGACAAACCAAGCAAATCGAATTTAATGAAGCCCATCGGCTCAAGGTGTCGGACGTTCTGACCCTCTGCCCACGGAGCTTGGCGCACTCCGCCTGAATTAATCAGGGGCATGCTCTTATCTAGATTCTCGGCGATAACCACACCACCAGCGTGACGAGAGCAAGAGCGCACCTGACCCACCAGACCTTCGACGTGTGTCTTTACAGCCGGGTGCTTGGCGAGATATTGTCTAAGCGTTGGAGAGAACTCCATAACTTCTTGCCATGTTGGTGCATATACTCCAGCCTTGATACCGTGCTTCTGCTTAGCCAGCGGGGTTGCTTCGCGGATCATAATAGATGTGACTGTGTTTACTTCCGTAAACTCAATGTTATACAGCTTTGAAATATCTTTGATCAAAGACTTAAGTTGCAGCGTGTTCCAATTAGAGATTGGCGCAACGCAATCTTCTCCCCACATTTCAACCAGCTTCTCTTTCAAGGTCATACTATCGGACACATCGTAGTCGATATCTGGGTAGTCTGTTGCGTCTGAGCGCAAGAATCGAGAGAACAGAAGTCCATGCTTGATTGGATCTACCTGGGTAATGTTTAGCGCATATGCTACCAGAGAGCCCGCAGCCGAGCCGCGTCCCGGACCTGTGAGCATCATGTCTGTTGCCACATCCACGATAGACTTCATTGTCAAGAAGTACTTTGAGAAGCCTCGGTCATCAATGACATTCAATTCAAGACGCAATCGATCTGTATATTCCTTATTGGTGTGAAGACCCTTGTCTTTCAAACCCTCTAACGCATAGTTTACTAGTGCCTGCGTGGCTGTAAACCCTGCTGGAACAACGAATTCGGGGAGGCGAACCGTATTGTCGGGCAGGAAGTTCTCAATACGCTCGAAAGCGATCCTGTGAGATTCCTCAATACTTTTCAAGACTACATTGTCGTCATACTCAAACCCCGTAGATTGTGAGTACTCCTTGTAGCTTTCCCAGATCTGGTCACCATTCTTAGGGTATAGTTCATACCCAATCTCCTCAACACCTTCAGGAAGTTGAGACTCTTCCTCCGCCCATGAGGGACGTCCCTTACCAAGCCAACCAAGACGCTTGTAAAGTTCACGGTCCTTCCAAGCATCAGGGTTGGGGTAATGGCTATCGGCTGTCGTGACCAGTCCAACGCCAAACTCTTTAGCAACCTGAATAACATATTGATTCAGCTCATGTTGCTCTTTAATATTGTTCCATTGCACTTCGGCATACCAGCGATCACCGAAAATGTCAACCATACGTGCTGTTGTTTCACGCATAGCATCGAGCACGGCTTCGGCGCCGTCTTCTCGGTTCTCCCAGTAGTTTCCGGCGTACACCCCACCAAGACAAGCAGAAGAAGCAATGATACCCTCATTGTACTTCTTAAGTAGTGCATAGTCGATACGTGGGTAACGATAGAAATTCTCCGGCTGGTATGACTCAGATACCAACTTAAATAGATTGTTCAGTCCTGTTTGGTTCTGAGCCAACAGGACAAGGTGGCGCCGGCGCTTGAGGATGCCTTGGGTCTTCTTGCTATCACCCTCATCCTCCACGGTAGCACCTGACTGCGCATCCTTCTTGATGGCGCGCGCCTTCTTCTTATCTTCCATCGCCTGATTGTAGGCTTCATGCCATTCAGCAATAGAAGGCGTAAAGTATGCCTCGCAACCAAAAATAGGCTTGAAGTCCTTGCCGGCTTCCTGCATCTTCTTGGCGTGTAGCACTTGATATGCCAGACCGTTCATGTTGCCGTGGTCTGTCAGCGCCAAGGCATCACAACCATTTTCATATGCAAAATCCATATGATCTTGTGGATACCCAATGGCATCAAAAATAGAGCCTGCTACCGAGTGGGCGTGCAGACCAACAAACTTAATTTTAGAATCAATACGATTCATTTAACCCTCCGAATTAGTATATGGTATTGTAACATGCTGTCGGGGTCTTGTCAACTCATCCAGGGGCTTATTTATCGAATACTTTGAAGAAATATAATCGGCATAGCTATCCCAGCGCGATACGTCAAAATACCACTCTAATTCAATTTCTGTTCTTTGTTGTGAGCCTAAAGGCTCGTATATATCACTTAAAGTAAAGTGACGAGCGGACCACCTCTCGTGAAGCGGGAGCTTCTGGGATGGATACTGCTGGTTTGGTAAAGGGGGTAAATACTCCCTTGTTGTCTTTTTGTTTATCGCTCTTCGGCATTGTTTAAAGTCTTCTCCTGTCATGGTGAATGGCAGATATTGGTTGTTTACCACACTCTGTCCATTATGAGTAAAAAATAAATTCTTGGTTTTGTCGCGAATCAATTTCCGATGTTGTCTTATAAAGTAGATATCAAAAACCCCAAACGGAAAAGAAATGTAGTATTTTTCCGGTGTTAGCCATTTGGAGATTTTGTGAGAAGTCATATAGGCAGCATGGATGCCTTCTATTATTGACCAGCCGTAGCTATCTCTTTTATTTTGATCCTTGGGTTTGATTCCGACGTAATAAATAGGTATCTCTTTCCTTAATTGTGAGTAAAATTTAGACTCTAGGTCTCTTTTGTAATATACTGGGTCATATACCCAGTCGCCAACAGTCTTTCTTATGATTGGTGCGAGGTCGTCATTAGCCACAATCCATATTGTATTACAACCAGCCATGGCGCACTCATGCACCGACTTCTGTATCAGGTTGAACCCATCACTAATAGGCATAAGCAACTCTGGAAATGATACTTCCAATTCTGCCTTGTAATTAGCAATTGGTATTATACCGCTAAGGTGAAGTGACATTTAGTAACTCTAAAAATCTATCGGGTGAACCCTGAACATTCGATAGAAGCCGGAGCATGCTCTCTTCGCTGTCGGTGTTAATCTTGATATTATGGTTCTCTGTTGTGAGTCCATTTCGACAGCGGTGCGTTTCGCGTCTGATGCTAGTTGTTCTAAAATCATAGTGCCTAGCCGTACCTTTCTTTGTGTATCCACTTAATTTCCCTCTCATTCCGTTGTCTTTCATAATTTTGAGCACCTTGAAGCGAGCCATCGTTTCTGAGTAGTCAAAATCTATTAGTTGCGACTCAGTTAACTTTGATACCGCACAAGCATCTCTAACAGGAGTATTTCCGTCAATGCGGTCGGAACTATAAAACCATATCTCGCTGATAAAATCATCGCTTGTGTGTATAAAGTCGACTTCATGCTTGCCTCCACTATTGAACGCAATATAATCATAACATATGTAACTATGTTCGTCAAGCTTGTTTTTACGAACAAAGCCGCTAGCGTTGGGATCTCCGAAATAATAGCACTTGTCGAACGACGCTTCAAATATCTTTGAGTAGTCATTTGAACAGACTATAGATTCTTCATTGCACCTAATCGTTTTGCACAAATTTGAAAGCGGTGTAAGCCCCCTTAAAGACAAGAGAAAATACAATCGATCCCATAAAACTTGCTTGCGTGTGCCAACCTCCATCTCGTCGTCAAACGACAGCAGCGTTTTTGCCTCACATGGTATACCGATTGGTGTGTGCTTGGGAGATAAAAAATCAAATCGGAAAGGTGTGTCAGGTTCCGTAAAAAACACCGGGTAATCATTTACATAAGCAAAGATTAGCGCCGACAACGAACTACCGATAACAATGTTCTCGTATTCAAAAGCCATTTATATATTATGGCTTACTTTTTATCGCTTGTCAAGTCTCTTTTTCGAAGACCTTTTGAGTTGAAGCCACCATCTTTCCAGTTTGGGTGCATTATGTGTTGTCTTTCGCTATAGTGGCGCCAACCTAAAGCGTGCCCGAGTTCGTGTTCCAATACTCTCTCTTTTCTGCCATTCTTGGGTAATATGAATATTTTAGCCATCACGATCTTGCCCGTGCTGTTGCTGGTATACAATCTTGTTGCCGCCAGATGGTTTGCTGAAAATCCCCCCTCTGGCAAGGTTATTATGATTTCACCGTATCTGGGATTCATGCAATCCATAATAAAGTCTTTATATGCATACTCAAATTTATAGCCTAGGCGTTCCCAGTATTTTACAGCGTTTTCAACCCGATACATTGTTAATTGTGTGCTGGCACAAACCCTTACTTTCGGCGGTGTTTCCCATTCAGCTTTTCTAGTTGGCTTACCAATAACAAACGCATCAATCGGCTTTTGCTCCGAAACATAGATTATATTTTGCAATTCTGTACTAGAAATACAGCTCAGCAAGAACAGTAAAAGAAACCCCACACAATATATAGTGCTGTGTGGGTGCCCTTTTCAAAAGGATCTAACTTTGATGCCACTTTTCTTTAATATATCCACACCTGAAGTGTCTCTATATGCTTCGCTGTAGATTACTTCGTCAATCCCGGCGTTCACGATAGCTTTTGCACATGTCCTACAGGGAGAAAGCGTTAGATACAGTTTCTTTTTCTTCGGATTGTTATAATCTAGTTTAATAAGCGCATTGATTTCTGCGTGGATCATTCCAGATTGCCCCGGATTACTTGACTCCACCTCATTTGGACCGCCGGCGTAATTGCCATTATACCCAATTGCTAAAACTTGACAATTATCTTCAGATACTATAACTGCCCCAACTTGAAATCTTGGATCGTAAGATCTTTTTGCAATTGTGTGGCAAAAGTCCATCCATATCTCATCCCATTCTGGTCTCATTCTTCCTCAGTAATTTCGTCGAGTAATTGTTTAATGTCAAGACCGGCGCAGTCTATCTTTCGCTTGCTTATATGGTAATGACTAACGAACCCTGAAAATTTGCCGTAAGCAACTTCCTGTTCGTATTTAGTTGATGTGTTTCCGAATTGATTGACTGGGGTCTCGTATGGAATGTCAGTCGCAGAATGTACAGCTTGCCACAGTGCCTTGAGTGCTTCAATTTGTTGTGGGTAGAATCCAGTAAATGGATCCAACTTTTCACCATGAACCCAGGCATCCTCCACAATCGGTCTTTCACCAAAACCATTCTTCTTATACCAATTTTGATATCTTGGATAGTAAGCATTGGTGATCTCGACACCGACAGAAGCTCTATTGGTACGCTCTGTGCCTGCGTGCCAAGCTGCGTGTTGCATATCCATTGTCTGATATATTGTTCCGTCGTTGTCAATTAAGAAATGGACTGATATGCCGCGCTTTTCTAGAATATTGTGGCAAGATTCTGAACTCAGGCATACATCCCAATGATTTACGAAATACCTTATCGGTCTTGTGGGGCGCGCTGAGTAATCGTAGTATTTACCGCTAGTTGTTTGCATGCCACCATCGTCACTCCATAAAACAAAGTTATCCCAGTTTATCGGATAGTAGACTCCATTATATACTATAGATTTGGAATATGAATTACCAGTGTTCTTGCAATATTCACCAACTACGTGCGGCTCTTGTCTTTCGGTCCACAATCTACGGAATGTGGTGGGTCCGCAAAGTCCGTCAGCTGGTATATTCCTCTTCTTTTGCCATTTTTTGATAGCCCTAACAAGCTTGTCGTCAAAATATCTTTCACCAAACCAAGAGGGCTCCCACCCAAGTTTTTTGGCGGAAGCCTCGTTGTAGAAATTTTTGTCCATCAATCAAACCTTTAGGGCTACAGTACCCCCACGACATAATTTTCTAATATTATATTGTAAGTAGTATTATTTACTACAATTTCTTCTATCATCGACGAATCGACAACGATTTTACTACCTACTAGTAGGTCGAATTTTACGTCATCAGACTTTTCTACGACCTTAACAATTGAGTGTTTTTGTTGTTCAGGCTGATAATCCTCGGGTAATACGATTAGCGATTTTTGCTCATCGGTGCGTTGATCTAAATCAACTAAGATGTGTCGGTTTACTGGTTTAAACATTGTTTCTCCTTAAATTTCACAAGTGTCATTTGTACAGAATTTTGTACCCGAACCACCCTCTTCATCGTCGATTCGAGTGACGGGACTAATCTTGCTTGACATCTCTTCGTACTTCTCTTTTGTAATAGATTCGTATGGAGCTTGCACATATCCCGTCTCTTCATACTTCAGGAAAGATACAGCCTTAAGTCTTGTCTCATACATTTCTAACGCGCTCCGAATCTGACTCGCCTCGCTTCCTTTAAACGAGACCGTAACAGACACTGCGTTATCCGCCCAATAATTTTGATATTGGGCTGCAATCTCAAGCTGCTCCCACATAGAAACATCTCGTTTTCCCTTTTCAAAGTGTGGCTCCTTGACAGGAAACTCAACAACAGAAGTGTTCGGAGAGTATGAATCATCTTCAACATTATAACCTGCTTTAATTAAACTTTTAAGAACTTTTGAAGTATTAGAGAATCTGATTCGTCTAATGTAGTACTCGTCTTCTGGGAAATGAATTCCTGGAGTGGAGCCATTCAAGAGAGAGACGGTGCCTGATGGCTTAATCGAGGTCATCTTAATAGACTTTGGAACGCAAAGCCAATTTGAATACTCGGTGTCTAACTCCTTAACGTAGCCGTACGCATTATCACACCAATCAAGCATCGTTCTACGACCATGCTTATTGAATGCCTGAATAATGCCAGACTGCGACAGTCCAATGCGTCGGTTCTTGAGCATCTTGGCGTTAGTTTCTGGCCAGTGTGTATTAACAAGCGTAACAGTCTTGCCGTATAAGTATGCACACTTAAGCGTCTTTACATAGTCTTCATAATCATCATGCTTGGCTGGGAAGGTTTCGACGAGACAACACATCTCAGCGTTGTGAAGGCTTTGTTCAACACAAGGGTTAAAACCAACGACCTCGGCATCATCGTAATTAACACCGTCCTTAAAACGTCCATATGCTCTCGCGTTCTCAAGCCAGATCGTACCAGGCTCACCGTTTTCTTGAGACTGCTCAGCATGCCAAGTATAGTCCATGCCAACAGTAGCGTTGTAAGAGTTGTTAGAGCCCCAGCGATGATGGTACAGCTTTTCTTGATCATTCTTCATCTCAAGATAGCGGAAGTCGTCGGCATCACCGAGAGCGAGAGCAGCAGAGCGGCGTACATTTCCAGAGACCACACAGCGACCAATTAGGTTCTCGATGTCAACAATATCCACGGAAGTGATGGCTTCGCCAATCTTGTCTGAGAAAAGTTGCGTTAAGTTTTCATGAAGCTCGATGAGTGGACCGGGACCGCTTGACGTGCCACCAAAGCCGCTAATTAAAGCGCCCAACGGTCGAATAGCAGAGTAGTCAAACTTAGGAACCTTGTGTCCGAAAAAGAAACCATTAAGAAGTGTTTGTACAGAGTTAACCCACCCTTCGCGCGAATCATCAATCACAAGTACGTCATTTGTATATTCTGGCTCTTCGAATGTAATCGTGCCAGCACCCTTCGTGTCAAAACCGACACCAACACCAACCATTAGAGCATCCATAATCCAACTAAAGATATAGCCGCCCTTGGTAGAGAGGTCCTGAGTTGACCTGAAAGCGCAGTTAAACAAAGCAGCGCCGGTGCGCTCTTCAACAAATTTGGTACCCATCATCCACAATCCACGACCGGGCGGTGTCCACTTAAGATTGAATAATCTATCAAATGCATCCTTAGCAGTTTTTTGTGCTTTGTTATCATTCCACTCCAGACCAAGTCTAACAACATGCTGTTTTTGCATATTAAACATGCCTTCAATAACACGACGGCAAGTTTGCCACCATTCTTCGGAACCCTTCGCTTCCGGATCAAACTCGCTAAGACGGCGAGCGTATGTACGTTTAAAAGTTACGTAGCCGAGCGGACCCCAAGGGACTTCTGCGGTTGTATATGGTTCAATAAAAGAATCAGATAATCTGAATCTGCGGATGTTTTCGATAGTTTTCATTTTGATGTTCCTTTAAATTTTTGATACTTCGATTGTAAGTAATTTCTCTGCATTTTCGGTGTTAACGCCACCGGGCTTGTTACCACTGCGTTTGCTGCTGTGGCTGTAACCGCGTTTGTTTTCGGCAATACTCTAATTTTGACGTTAGAGGTATCCATAAATATATCATAGACCATCCCATCGGGTCCATTTCTGTTCTTGGCTATGAAAATTTTTCCAGTGTTGTTCTGTTTATCGTCGATTGTTCGGGAGACAGAGAAGATAAAGTCTGCAACGAAGCACTTATTAAACGCTTCGGAGATTTGCTCCATTGTGATCACCTCGGCGTTCAAGCCCGATCGGTTTGTTTGAGATGCGGTCCATATAGGGCATCCAAATTCAGTTGATAAGCCTCTTAACTCTTCATAGATAGACTCTAGCTCATTTCGCTTTTCTTTGCGCACCACTGTTGGCTTGAGCAAGTCTGCGTAATCTACGATAATCATACCGGGTTCAATGCCTCTTTTCGTAAGCTTGTTAAGATGGTTTCTTATTGTAGCAGTCGAAGCTGATTTTGTAGGATATTCTTTAACAATTAATCTCCCATCTAGATCTTTAATCTTCTCGTAGATATCTTCTTTGAACACATCGAGTTCTGAAAGGGGGAATTCCGTGATACAGCTATCATATCTTTTGCCGATTACCGTGTCCTGTAGCTCTAAGGTGTAGTGGACTACTGTTTTACCTTCCATGATCGCGTTCGATCCAAGATGTACCAAAACCATTGACTTGCCAGCACCTGTCGGCGCAACTACCACACCAAGCTCAGATTTGCCCAATCCGCCACCAGTCATATCATCAACCTCTTTCCACCCAGTTGTAACGGGTCCGCGGAAACGAGGCTTATATCTTTCTTCGAAATCTGCCAGAAAGTCATGACCGAAATTAGACTCAGAACCGAGCTTAAGCGACTCGTTGATAATCTTTGAAATCTCATCAAAAGAATTTGATTGAAGAAGTTCTACAGACTTCAGCATCGCCTCTTTTAAATTCTGCTTACGACAAAACTCAAGCGATTGTTCTTTAATGTATTCTGAGCCGTCAATTTCGCTGGAGCGAATCTTAGTGAAATATTCCGTAATCTGCTGGGAGAGAACTTTGTCTTCTTTCTCCAGTTCGGTCTGCAGGATGGTGTCAATAATCTGTTGAGATGGGTGCTTGGCGTAGCGATCTCTGTAATCTACTATCTTTGATGTGAAGAGTCGCAGATATTCAAGTTCCAAAAAGTTAACGTCCAGAACTTCTAATATCTGATCTGCGAACGGTCGGTCGTCCAAGATAAGATGCACTAGATCTTCTTGAAAGCTTTTTCCATATTTGCTGAAACTTGGTTTGTTAGACAATTGTACCCTCCCGGTGATTATAACTGGTTACTCGCAGTAATGCAAGTCAACACGACAATAAAATTTTATTGAGGTGTGTTTTGAGATCTTCCCAGTTAAGTTCACCGAAACCATCCTCGGTCATAAGTGAGAGTATCTTAGTTTTATTAAATGTGCAGTCAAAGTTTTCAATGGACTCTTGCACAAACTTTTTAGCTTGAACTGAGAGTAGAGGTGCGTACAACTGCATCATTTTATAATTATGTGAGATAAGTCCTTTCCCCTCGATGATGTTGCTAAAAAACTTCAATTTACTGTCCGCTTTTTCGCAGAAATCTACTAACTCGTTGATAGTATAGTCTTTTTCCGAAGCGAGAAAAGACAACCTTTTTTTGACCGAAACTAGTCCGGCACCTTTGATCCCTGGTAGGTTGTCTGAGGCATCTCCGACTATCGCCCTTGCCAATGCCATGTTTGTAGGGTGTACACCATATTCTTCAATGATCCGCTTCTTGTTCATCAGCTGATCGCTCGTTGGTCGATATACAACAGTCTCATCATCACACAACTGTAGGAAGTCCTTATCATTGGATATGATGACCTTTTGCCAGCCATCATAGCGGCTCATCCTAGACGTAAACGAGATCACATCGTCCGCCTCAATTTCAGGCAACATGAGTTGAATAATTGGCATCTCATTGAAGTAATCAACAACGCGAGATTGCTGCCATATCTTGTTCATAACGATTTGGTCATCTGTGAGGTTATGCACCGACCTGTTTAGTCTCAGGGGCTTTCTACCCTCTTTATAACTCTTATCGATGCTCTTACGCTTAGCCGAGCCATTTGGTCCATCCCAGATTACCAAGATTTCATCTGGCTGCGTCATTCGCACTAGCTTTTGCATAATCTTAATCGTGCCCTTAATGCCACCGATCGGATCTCCATTCGTTGACAAAGAAGGATCCACGATATACGCTCGAATAAACATATTTAATGCGTCAATGATTATGACGCGCTTTCTTTCAGTACTCATAAAAAAACCCTCCGATTGATAATATTATAACCAACCGGAGGGTCAAAGTCAAGCACTTTTGTTCATTCTTTTATTGGAACCGAAATATCTTCCGGATCCTCGTAATAAGTGCTAGCATCGCCTTGTCGCTTATCAAACTTCTGCACAATCTCTTCATCCATAATCTGGATTACTTTGTTCTTGAACTCTTCGTCTGAAGTTACAAGGCTGGTCCATTTTGAAGGCTGGAACTTCTTAGTGTATCCATCGGGCATTGACAGTGTATACCAAGCTCCTGCTGATGAAAGGTGTTCGCAGCCCTTAATAGCATCGAACCACGATTCTTCATCACGAATTCCAACATCTTCAGTCCCCCACATGATACGGAAGGCACACGACCTGCCTTGAGTCCCAAAACGGGATTTCTCAAGCTTTACCTTAACTTCGGAGCCAATGCGGAAACCCTTTTCATCTTCAATAAAAGCAGACTTAGCCTTTCGACCGGTCAACCAAATACGAAGTGAATAAGCATAGTGCATTGCCTTACCACCAGGGGTGATATAAGGTGTAGTCATAGCGATTTGTCGCGCCATCGGACCTTGTGGGATGTTTGTCTTCAATTGGTTCAATACAATGAAAGTTGCTCGCTTATCAGCAATGGGAATAACCAACTTGGACATACCCTTTGCTAAAATACGAGCCTTCACTGCCATTGAAGACTGTGGGTTGAAGTCTCCTTCAACGTCCGAGATTGATGGCGTGAATGCCAAAGAATCCCAGATAAATACAAGCTGCTCGTCGGTTGCTCCAAGAAGTTCTTCAATAGTCTCAAGGACAAACTCCACAGAAGACGCCTGAACGTACATTAAACGCTCTAGGTTGCATCCTGCTCGCTCCAAGAACATCGGGTCGATGGCAGACTCCGAATCGAAGTAAACGACCATCTTGCCCTCTTTCTGGGCGTTTGCTGCAATCTGCACAGCCATGTATGATTTACCAGTTGCTTCAAGTCCGGCAATCTCGGTGATCTTGCCAACCGGAATACCGGCAACTTTACCCTTACAAATAATAGAATCCAACCAACGTGATCCCGTTGGAATCCATTCCTTAACAGAAGTCGGGTTATCTCCTGTTAAGTCGTGAGCCACATTCTGACCCGCTTTCTTATTTACCAGTTTCATTAGGTCTTGCATATTTACACGACCTGCCTTTGCTTTCGCTTTAGCCATTTTGGCTCCTCTTAGTTATTTGTTATAATACCACTGTATATTAGTGGAGTCAAGTATTATTTATACGCCAGCTAATTTATATAAAGCTGGACCTGTTTCAAGGTAGTTCCTCATCAGGACACCATACTTTTTTGATCCCCCAGACTTCCCTGAAGCCCTTTCTACTTTTGCTCTCATTTGCACAAGGACGCTTTTATTTCCCGCCGCGTCCTCGTATATGATTTGAATCTTGGGATAAGAGCCGGAAGTGTTGATAATGGGGTATAGGTTTGCTTTTTCCATCTCGGAGTAAAACTTTTTACCAAATCTCGCCCTCTTAAAGCCACCGGGTAAAATTTTCACCAACTCAACAAACTCTGATTCTGGTCCAACAGCACCAGTCTTTATGTAGTCCGCTAATAACTTGACAAATTCAGCCTCAAATTTATCATCCCGTAGCTTTGATTCTAGAGTTTTGTACGCTTGCTGATATATCAGGCTTGTCGCACTAGAAGCCATTTGCAGGTAGCCTCCAGCATTAATCTCTTCGCGTGACGAAAAGGGCTTACCAGCTGGTATGCTATCAACAATGCTGTTGTATTCTTGCTCGGCGTTTGATACGTCAATGCCAAGAGGCTCCCAAAAGGCTTTTTGAACCTCAAAAGCTTTCCCGGTCTTTTGAGCAAATTGTTCGCCCCCCTTTACCTTTAACGACAGTTGGTTTCTTAATTTATTGCCATCTACGATTATTGATATGTCTACCTTAGTTCCTTTTTGATCCTCTGTTCCCGCTGCTTTTACCAGTATGTTGTTTGATTTTTTGTTCGATGCGAGGCGTGTTGCAAACTTGTGCATCGGGGGACTATTCACATAGCTCACAGCTCCTTCATACTCACCCTGCAAACAGGCTAAAAGATTCTTGTCTACAAGAGCTTCAAAGGGGCGCTTGGGCATTGAAATAGAGAAACTAACAGTATCTTCGTGCTCATCACTGAAGTCTGGAACCACGTTGCTAACAACAGTATTCATATCCTGAATACTTGCCACCTGAGCGATAACATCAGACACGCTTATCATTTCTATTTTACCGTTTACTCTCTTTGAAAGTTTAGCAGCAATGGCAGCAGCCACCACACCTTCGGCAATATCGCCTCGATTTGGTAACTTGCATTTTTGTTCTGTTAGGTATGAATCCCAACTCTCAATAATCTTTTTCATTTCCATTACCCCTTAATTAGTATCTCAGATGACTGTTTACTCTTGTTCATACCATAAGTCCACTGAGCTTCGATAATTTCGTAATCTTTATACATCTCTCTTATCTCCGGGCAGTCATTATACGACATAAGCCATTGACCGCGGTTTGTCAAGAGTGAATGTAATCTTTCATGATCAAACGAGCTGTGTAGATTACCGTCAACACCATATAGCGAGTTTTGTGAACCCTCAAGCATATAAGGAGGATCAAGATATAAAAAAGCCCTTGGGTGATACTCAATGGCATCACCAAAGTCAGCGTAATCTACTCTAAAGTTTTTACGCTTAAAATCTCTAAGTCTTTGGACTGACGAATCAGTGAATCTTGCGTATGAGGCTCTCTCAGACCATCCCCCGCTAAAAGTAGCGCCAGAGAAACTTGCTCTATTAATAGCGTAATACTTCGCTGCTCTTTCGTAAGAGAACATAAACGTATCAGTCATCAAGTCTTGGCGATACTGGTGGAATGACTCCTTAGAGCAACCGGTAACCGTTTCCCCGTTTCTAATTATATACTGTTCTCGCAGGCTCTCTACTTCGTCAGCTAAGCGTGTGTTATCTTCACACAGAGCCATCCAGAACCATACAAGCTGCTTCATCTTGTCGTAACCAAACACTTCAGTGCCACGGTTAGCTAAAGCAAGCTCTACCGAACCACCCCCGAAGAATGGAGAGCAAACACGCTCGACACTTTCGGGAATATGAGGTAGGATATGCTTAATGGCGCGCGATTTACCGCCAGGATATCGCAATGGTGTCTTCATCAAGCCCTCAAAAAAATGGCACACATTAACCGGTGTGCCAGCGGCTGCAGCTACTCTGTTACAGCATCAGTAGCTGTGGTTTCCGTTGTGGGTGTGGGGGTATTTTCCTCTACTGTGGAAGTTGTGACTTCCTCGGTAGAAGTGGTAGCGGAAACCTCGACTGTGGTGGTCGCCTCCACTGTTTCGGCTGCAGAAGTGTTTTCACTAACCTCTGCTGCTGGCGGCTCGAAGCTGCATTGTCCGTAAGTGGTGGCAACGACAAGCGCTCCTGCCACAAAACTAACTTGCACCTTCCAGCGTGCTAACATTGACTTCAACCATTCCATAATATAATCTCCTTGTTTATAGAATAATGCGGCACCCTATTCCTAAGCCGGGGTGCCAGCGGCTATCTAACAAGCTACTTAGTTGCCATCAATTCATCAAAAGCCGCATCTACGGGATTGACAGTGGGCTCTGTGTTATTATATTTGCTCGTCTCGGTGGAGCGAGACTCAGCAGAGGCACCACTCGCCAATTGCTCATCTAGGATGGCGTCAATTTGTTCGGGGGTTAGACGCTCGAAGAGTGAGTCAATATCGGGGATGCCGTCTAGGAGGGCGGGGATGGCCTCAGTGTCCTCCAGTAGAGCAGATGTGTTTCGACGCATCTTAAGGCTTGTTTGTGGGTATGCACCCGGCGTTGTTGGCTTTGTGTAAACCAACGAAATGTCAGTTCCTTCAAGAGTATCAGTGATGTCCCCGTATTCTGGGTCCAAAATGTATCCGAGAAGCAACTCGTAAGCTCTCTTTCCGTAACCGTAAACCTTTACTCCCTCAGTTTCGCGTCCTCGGACGACTACCGGTGAGAAGTAACGTGCACGTACAAAGAGAGACTTTGCAAGCTTTTTGGATTCTTCGTCATTTTGATCGCTTCCTTCTCGCCAAAGCTGAGAAGCAAAGTCACAAATCGGACAGCGCTCACCATAATTGCGCTTAGGGCATGGAATACCGCCCCTGTGATCTCCAACGTTGTAGTGGAAATACATTTCCTTCAGGGGGTCTCCGTCTGCGGTTGGTACAATCCGAATAGTTTGGTCGCCTTCATCAGGCTTGAACCATACGGAGTTACCATCCCCCTTATCCTCGCCACGAAGTTGGGCAAGTTTCTTTCTCATTAGTTCCATATTGATTGACATTAGTTTTTTCTCCTATTTGTTTGTTTAAAGTATATCGAGCTTTCCTCGATATCTAATGTATCACTCTTGTTCTAGCTTGTCAAGAGTATTTTGTTGAATTGCGTTTGTGTGGGTAACGCAGAACCCAAAGTCTTGCAAATGTGTCTCCCAAATCCCGTATGAAACCTTGCGATATGCATTTCTTGGTTTCTCTTTTAGGAGATCGACGATTCGCTTATGTAATCCGCTTTCCTTCTCTAATCTGTCTTGATTTATGCATATATAATAACACGTCTCTCGCGGGATGTCAAGGCTGAAAAGCCACTTTTCTGACAAAGTTTCCGCATTGAGTATGCCGATAGTACGGATTCTGTTGATATCCGATGGCTTAGCCATTTGACCAATTTCCGGCTCGGTGTGATTGAAAAAATTAAGGTAATGCACGCATGAAAAGATTGTATGATTTAGCTTCTCATAATAGTTCTTGATAGACAAACCGGTGATGCTGTTTTCAATTTCCAAGTTAGACAAAATGGTCAGTGAGCTGAATAAGCCTGAACGGGCGTATTCTTGCAATACACCAAACAGCAAGTTTTCTAACAGCTTTGGAACACCTGTAAGTAACTCCACATCAGGCTTGATGTAGAAGATTTCCAAGTTTTTGTCTTTGATTTGCTCTAAAATACCAAGCGCATAACTTGAGCTGTGGGATGAGCCCACTATAAACACTTGCACCTTGTCATTTAGGTCTTTGAAAAACTTAGACAAATCAGGAATATTTTGTTCGTACTTTTCTGGGCTATCATAGCTCTTAAGGGCACGTGTATATTTCGTGTTTTTGTAATTGCTGCCAAGTTGGTATACTTTATAGTTGTTGTTCTGCGATTTGAAATTCTCTGCGATTGCAGATGCAGCATTGCCTATCCCTACAATTGAAATCATAGATTTAATACTCCAATATCCATATAGTCTTTACCAGCCTTAAGATTTGTGACAAACTTGTCAAGCTTGTTGTTTGAGAAGATGTCTTTAATCTCAGGAATAAGATATCTCTCTTCATCGGGAATGTCAAGTACAATTTCATCATGTACGATATGTGACACGAATGAGCGCTTGTTTTCTAAAAATTTGTCGATAGCGACAGCCCGATCATTGACCAAATCGGCAGTTGTGCTTTGTACAATGTAATTGACTGCCTTGTATGCGTCCACCTCAATCTTTCGACCAAACACAGTTTCAATGTGTCCATCGTTGTAATACTTGTCTAAAAGCGCCTCGCGATCATAGAGGGATTCTTCGATCTTGTTGGAATCTGGGTTGTACAGCCACGAGAAAAAGAACGTCTTTGCGGATTCTCGGGATTCTACTCCTTTATCTTTAAACACGTTCATAACATTCCATTCGTGCACATCGCCAGGAGGCTGCTTTTCGCCCAGAAGAGACAATACAGTGCGAGCCTCAGCTCCATTGTAATCAAGTGAAATAAACCAATCGTTTTGTGGCTTGACTAGTGCCCGTAAATCCTTTTGCATCGTAAGAATGGGGAAAGAGCCTGGATACGTCGACAAACGCCCTGTTCTAGTTCCAAAGATGTTGTAGTCAATATGCTTGGGTCCATTAAGTAGCTTTTGTGCTGCTTGACGGCTTCTTGACGAAGTAAACAGTCCGCGGGCATCTTGGGTGTTTAGATTGAGGTTCTGATATCTCATCTTATAAAGCAGTTTTTCCACAGCTACGAGATGATCGTAGATTACAGGCTTTTCGTAGTTTTCAAATACGTGCTGGGTAATTTGGTTTTTCATCTCCAAGAACGAAACAAGAAAATCATGTGGCACCAAGTCAAAGAAACAGTGGTCTCGAAAGTTAATTTTTGCTATCTCAAATGATTTCTTGTAAGCATTCATCTTCTTTTCGAATCTAGTCAGTTCTTCGATAAGGTGTTCAGGGCAACACTCTTTTAATGTCTTGCCTACAGCGCGAAACCACCCATATTCAATAGACTCGTCTTGTAAAAACCCCGAATATCTCCAAGTCCTCATATTTGCTAACGAATCCGGAAAAGTGCCCTCATCAAAATTTAGCCGGCCATCGTGATAGATGCCGACACACTCTTTTTTATCATCTAAAGCTTGAAAATACACTATTTCCTCAAATCATCTCGCCTTTTTTGAATATATCCCAAAGAGCCGGAATAGTCAAATGTTTTGTTTAACAATTTTTCAAAAATGGTAATCGCCGGTACCGTTCCCTCGATTTTTGACAAAGCTATGGTATCCCGTATTAGTGTATTCATTTCGTATTTAGTAAATTTGCTCTCTTCTTCTAAAAATCTAATCGTTAGGTACAACTCTAACAGGTAGTCATCTCCGATCTCAGCGACAAAATCATTATATTTATAGCTTTTAACCTTATTGATGACCGCCCTTGTGCCATTATAGTGATTTTGGGTTGTTGTAACGATCGTCTTGGGTTTGTTGTCTGAATATATGTTGTATAGGAACAGTTTAAATGTGTTGAAATGGGAATCTGCAACCGAATCATAACAATTCGCTATAAAAAGCTCTCCCGAGCTTATTGCCGGGCTGTACGCCTTCATTTTTTCAACCATGTTTACTGAGTTGATGTCTGCAATAATTCTGTTCGGCATATTACAGTCTACCATAAACCCATATGTGTTACAAGCGTTTAAGAAGAAGTCCCAGTTTTTACTTCTGTAGAACTTATCGTATTTGGTTTTATCATCATTGGGGTCTAACTCTGCTAATTCAATGACGAGTCCATTAACGCTCATTGGACATTGTCTACTTTTGACAAAAGCCGGATACGTTATGACTTTATTTTTTAGATAACTTTTTATGTAAGGCATTATAACATTCACAAATTCAGTAAAGTTATGAAACTTTAAATTATTGTCTGATATAACATTGCCGACTGCGACTGAAAATGATTGAGTATAATTGTAGAATATCTCTTTTGGATCCAAGTATGCTGCTGTTGGGACTAAGGTGCTTAGAAAGTCTTCATCGGCGCTTATTTCTCCAGTGGCAAGTTTTAATTTGAATTTGTTTTCAAGCTCCGCGAAGGCATCAGCAACAAAATTAAACACACGATTAGGATTGGGCGTGCTTGTTTTAAGGTTCACTATTTCAAGATATTGGCTGTTTGGCACAATAGGCTGGAAGTATCGATCAACGCGACCATAGAGTCGCTTCTCGCCATAATTAAAATCAATTAAATTGCCAAGCTTGGACCTAGAAACAGTCTTAAACATCTGTTTTTTCTTAAAAAGATCTTTTGGGTTTTCTTTATCATCTTCAATAAAAAATCTACTCATTGTTTATTCCTATGCCCCTTTTGGTCCGTTGTTGGCTGAGCCTTGATTCCCCTGATTAGGGTTAGAGACGGTTTTGGAGCCAAGTTTGCCCGTAATATTCTCAACTTCTTCTACAGTAATCTCAGCATCGGAGTTATCAAACATGGCTTTGAATAAACCAACAGCGCTGTCTACAATGCCACCGAATAACGATTCTGATACTGTGCGCGCCTGCTGTGCTGTCTTGTTTTGGTCCTTGTTGTTAGGACCCTCTTCTGCAGACTTACATCCACTATATCTGTCGTTATTTGATTCGTTAGGAGCGGCGGTTGGTTGCTCTTCTGTCTCTGGCTTCTTTCTCATTTCTTCATCTGTATATTTGTTAGCTGATGGCTGCCATTGAGTATTGAGCGTTGTTTCAAATCTACCCTGCTCAAACGAATGGTGAACCGAATTTACAAAAAAGAAGCCACCAACGCCCAGCATATCCTGTGTAAGTTTCGACATTCTGGATCTGGTCTCCGCACTTAAATAGCTAGTTACGCTGTTTGGGTCAATGTAAATAAATTGTCCAACATGTACATTTAAGTTAAGGTACATGGTTAATGTCGCATCAAAAATTTGCGTTAATTGTGCCAGACCGTCTTGTGAGCCCTCTTGACTCGCCATGTGGGCTGCTTGCAAGTCCTTATTATCTAATCTGGTAAAGTTTATTTCTTTTAAGACTCCTCGATTTTTTCCAAGCTGATAAACTCCAATACCCATGTTGGCTAATTGATCGTTGGTTTTTGGTATTGCAAACGGCGATCTTGGTTCATGAAAAATCATATAATCAAAACCCTCTTTCTTGCCTTTGTTTAGTATTTTATTAGAACTAGTTTTGATTAATGGTCTATAGTCATTATCTATAAGCTGGTATATCACGGATTTGCGACCTGCCGCTTTAGTGTCCGAATGTCTTAAAAGTGTCAAAGGATCAGTATCATACTCGCTATGGTGCGACTTATAGCCAAACAGATTCGTAGTAGAGTAGATTTTGGACACACCAAGATTCCCAACGTCATTATATTTTGTATTGCCACGCAAAAAAAGTTTAAGATAATCTTTTATAAAATCAGTGATAAATTGAGCCAGCGGGTATCTTACTCTTTTCGATCCTTCCATCTCACCTACAAGCCACGAATTAAAGTGTTTTAAGGGCACAGGGATATCGCCTATGCTACAAACAATTTCATTTTCAGTAAAAAAATCTTTTACGGTGGTTGGACCAAGGACGACCCGGAGTTTTTTTAATTTATCAGCATTAATCGTAATATTATTAACAGCGTCGTTATTTTCAGTTAGCATGGTATCGCCGCGCGCGGTCTCCTGACTAATACCCAGAAACTCTGATCTGGCTAGCGCGCTCTCATCTGTGGAGTATTCTGTTAATAACTTCTCTATAATAGGAACTATATTTTCTTTTCGATATAATGTCGTTAAATTGTCTAAAATTATGTTGATTAAGTCACTTACATAAAAATATGGTATTTGATTTGAGTTAGGGTCAACAGCACAGTCTCTAATCGTGCTTTGAGGTGGTGCTTTTTCCTCCATATCGTTTTGCATTGATTTGGCTTGTTTGTTCGGATTTGAAATATTTGTGTATGCTGAGCCCAGGACACCAGCTTTGAGCCCGAGTTCATCCTCGATCATAGATGAGAGTGGAATGCGAGTACCCAAGGCTGCCATCATGACCGCTTTTCCTGCAACGCTGCGGTTTCTGGCTATCTCATTTTTTGTGGGCGATCCCTCTACTGTGTAAGAATTGAATACATCATTAAAAGCGTTCATCACTTCTGGTGCGATGTTAATGTAATATATCTTACCTCTTTTGCGTAATTCTTTATTTAGGTTTATTATCCTACTGCGATAGTATTCTTTATTACCCTTCGCAACTTGGTCCAGTCTGAATCTTGCAGCTTCTTTCGCTCCACAGTCCTTTGTGATAGCGGCTGCACCTAATTCAATTTTAAGATCACGTTCCACGTCTTTCGTCTGCATAAATACATCAAATTGAGCAGGACTAGAAAACGTCGTGTCTAGATAACCCTTAAATTCAATAGTCAGCGTGACGGACCCATCTTGTTGAAATTCAAAATTGTGTCCGTGCGGTTTCAATTTAACTGTAAGTGAAGTTGCGTCTCCTGTCAAGCCAGA